AATACTATTACTAAACGCCTGAAGAATAAAGAATGGGACTTAGTTCCCGATGCACTATTCCTCTATCGCAATCCTGGTTCAAATGTAGAAGCAGGACTTGCACGTAGAAGAAAGGCAGAAGGTGAATCTTGGAAAAAAGGTTAACTTCACTAACTAACTACAATGGAAAACAACAAGGCTAAAAAAAGAGAGGCATGTATGAATACTGTGATTCGTGTTGCTATTCTTGGTTGGGCTGCTGCTCTTCTCACTGCAAGTTATGCTGGTGCTCTATCTAAGATGGACCCCACATTTATTGCTACTGTCTTTACTGCTTCTGCTGCTACCTTTGGTATCAATACAATGAAGAAGGGTGATGATGACGATGATAAGAAATCAGAACAAAGAAGAGAAGAGTTTGTAGAAACTCCTCCTCCACCTAGACCAGTTTGGAGTGAACCAGTCGCAGAAGAACCTGTTTGGGAAGCAAGAGTATCGGAAACTGCGGAGACTCCTTTAGTTGATACTGATTATGGAACTGATACAACACTTGTGGAAAGAGTTGAAGCTCTTGAAGCAAAGGTTGATGAAGAGAAACCATTCCAAAGAGGAGACCTCTGATGTCTAAGTCACCTAATAAAGGTAAGAAAGGTTCTGCTGGAAATAAAAAGCAGAACCAAGGAAATGCTACTGCCAAGAAGGCAAAAAATGGAGGTAAGAAAAAGTAATGTTACTTGCAATTGCTATGATTGTCGGTAAAGTGATGATTGGACCTAACTTATGTGAGGTTGATTACTTGCAAAACAATCAAATCTATACGGTCAAATACGTATGCCAAGAGAATGGAACACTCCTAAAAGAGAGTGTTGGAATGCACCAATACATCAAATCTTGAAAGCAATAGATAATCACACCCGTCTCTTCATGGAGACGGGTGATTTTTGGCATGAACAGCAAGCAGAAATGTTAAGAAAGTACGTTAAAGATTTAAAAGTTTGGATACATAGACAAGAAGGATGGTGGGATGAATGAAAAAACTTTTAGCAACAATTGGATTATCACTTAGTTTAGCATCTCCAGTATTTGCTAATTCATTAGAACCAAAACAACCAACTGTAAAACCTTACAGTTTGGCAGCAATGGGTTGTATGATCCTCTTAGAATGTACAGAAGGTGTAGAAAAATTAACAGCAGATTCTGAGGTCTTCAATAAAGAAGACTTTGACCCATTCAGAGAAGAGATACAAAGAATTCTGAATGCTTTAAATGCTTTGGAGATTGGAGTATATCTAGCACCAAGTAGATACTTTACTCCAAGAACAGTAGGACTTTACAAACCAAACTATAATCGTTTCTTCATCAACGAAACTCTTTTACAAGATGAAAGAGAGTTTCTGGGAACTCTTCGTCATGAAGGTTGGCATGTAGTTCAGGATGCTATGGGTGGTGGATTGAATACATCATTTATGGCTCAAGTTCATCAGGACTCTGAAATTCCTGCATGGGTTATGAAGAACACTAGACTTACCTATGAATCAATGGGCCAAAGTCGTGCTGTTCCTTGGGAAGCAGATGCTAACTGGGCAGAAGAACAAATGAATACTACTGCTAGGTATCTTGAAATGATACTCGAAGCACCACTATGGGAACAAGTTACTCCAACTCCAATGACCAAAGAATGGTTGATTGGATGTGGATGGATGAAACCTCAGGACGGTTTATATCCGTATTACCCGAACAAAAAAGTCCAATATTGTACCGAAGGAAAATATTGACAAAAACTAAATAATCACTTATCATGTTCAAAACCCACCCCTAAAAAGGTGGGTTTCACATTATGAGAAAGTGATGTGACAATTAGAGCCGTGGGGTCTGCCCTCTGAGAAGAGGGAAGTGCGCTTTCCCTATACGGATGTAGAGTTCAATCAAATTTAATGCAATCTATCTTTACAGTAGCCATGCCCCTTCTGGCAGCGGTTACAACCAGTACGGCATCACTGCCATTCGTCAACTACAAGATGCAGGGACCACCTCCTCCAGTTTCTGGACAGGCACCTTTCTCAGTTATTAAAGAGTTTGACCTTGTAGATGAAAAGAAGACAGCAATCCGCGAGGTTGCACTACCAAAGCCAAAAGAGAAAAGGCTAATTTGTAAAGGGTGTAATGAACATGAAAATGCTACCCTGGCATTCTTCCAGGATCGTGGGATTAAAGACAGAAACGCCCTAGCTACCATCATGGGTAACATTAGGCAAGAATCAACATTCGTACCTAATATCTGTGAGGGTGGTGCAAGGACTAGTTACCGTGGCTGCCGTTGGGGTGGTTATGGACTAATCCAATGGACATCTGCCAATCGTTATCATGGATTGGGTGAATTTGCTAGAAAGTATGGTGGTTCTCCATCATCACTTGAAACGCAACTTCGTTATCTAACGACTGAAGTTCAATGGCAACGAATTCAAGATAGGATGAAAACTCCTGGTAAATCTATTGATCGTTACATGAACTATGCGTATAGTTGGATTGGTTGGGGGCATCATGGTGCCCGCACATCGTATGCACATGACTATGCTAACCGATTGATCACGGTAGAAGTTTGATACAATAGAATACAAAACAAAAATAATAAATAGAGGAGAGTGTTGCTACTCTCCTTTTTTTTATGCCTCAGTTTAATTTTCAATTCGGAAAGAAGAAACCAGATAAGAAGAAGATAATCCTTATAAGCGTCATACTTAGTGCTATCGTAGCAACACTCTCCCAATGCACAGGAGTATCTCAGAACAGTCTCTGGGACCTTCTGGATGAGGCACAGAGGACTCTTTTCCCTCAGACCATAATCAACGATGTCTTACTCCAAGACCCTGCTGTAGTGGAAAGGAGAGTTGGTAGAGATGTGGATAAGGCAGTACGAGAATATGAACGCTTGACAAAGGACTCAGAACCACCTAGGATACCTTTGCCCAGGTTGATAGAGAAAGATCTAGATGAAGCTTTATGTTACTCTGAAGAGTGTAAGAAACTTGGAGGAGAAATGAGATTATGTTCTCCATGGATTGAAAGTTGCAATTTAAAGTCTGATTGAATTTAAATGAGAAAATTTTTTCTAATTATTTCATTATTCTGTTCTTCTCATGTTTTTGCTCAGGAAAATATTAAACCTGTAGAAAAGCATATCTATCGTCCATTTCGTTATGAAACTCCGTGTGCCATTGAAACAAAGGATGATTTTATCACTGACAATTGTGTTGTGATTGAAACTCGTGAAAAAGGTGGAGCACTTCGCACCCGTAACATTTTTTCAAATCGTTTTATGTTAACTATCAAAGGACGATTTGATATAGAAAAGGGTTATATGACTTGGGATTCTCACAACAAATATGAATATAAGTGGGAATATAAAGTCGGAGGAAATGATGGACTTGGTGTTTGGACTTATGTTATGCCTGGCTTTCTTTTACAAAATGTTTCTTGGGATTAATTATTATGTTTGTTAAACCTGTTGTTTTTTATCCACTTTTGTTTATTTCCTTTATTGCTGGATTTGGAATTGGAGGTAGCGTAAAGTCACCATCAGTTGTAAATGAAACATTGAAGATGTGTAATCAAAAACCAAATGAATGTAAGTTTAAGTATGATATTCTAATGTATAATGAGACTGGTAAAGTTCCCTACCCAGCAAAAGTAGAAGAGAAACCTAAACCAAAGGAAAATAAATAAAACCAAAAATGAATCAGTTTCCTTGGGGTGTTTCAATATTATTGGGTGTTGGTTTAGTCGGCACCCTTTTTTGTATTATCTATATACTTAGGTTAGCCCATCTGGAGATGCAAGATGAAACACCTGAGTCTGATTCTATCAATAACAAGTCTGAGCATTAGTGCTGCGATTGGTGTAGGTGCTTACATGACTTACCAGAAAGCACAGAAGATTTTGGATAACCCAGAAGAGTTTGTTGGCACTGTTGTTGAGAAGCAAGTTAATAAGGCACTTGAGAAATTGCCTTTACCGAAACTAAATACTGGGAGTATTAAACTTCCCTTCTAATGGCAGATAAAGACCCATATGTTTACAGAATTAAGTCTGTAGGTAGAGTTGTAGATGGTGACACAATCGATGCTGACATTGACCTTGGTTTCGACATTTCTCTTACTAAGCGAATACGTCTTGCTGGCATTGATACTCCAGAGAGTCGCACGAGAGACCTCGCAGAAAAAGCATTAGGTATTGATGCAAAGAATTGGTTGAAGCATCGTTTACATGATGCTGAGGATATTATTATTCGCACACAACTTCCAGACTCCACTGAGAAGTATGGAAGAATTATTGGAAAGTTATATATTAATGGTGAAGATGTTTCTCTCAATCAACAAATGATTACTGAGGGATATGCTCTTGAATATGATGGTGGGACCAAAGATAAGGACTGGGAACCATTGCGTCAAATCAGAAGGGAAAAAGGAACCTTAGTAGAATGAAACTTTTCATCTTAGACATTTTAATAGTTCTAAGATTACTAACAAATGACGGTATAATGCTTGAGAATAGAAGACCTATTCCAAAACGACAACCACCAGAGGTTATTCGTTTTGTTAGGAGACCAGCACGAAGGGGTCGCAAAAAATCTTTACAGTTTGATACATCTTTGTTAAATAGTAAAGATTTGTTTAAGGTGATACAGAATGACTTCAGCACCAGCAAAGGAAAAGCGTAAGGAAGAGAAGGATAACATCTTTGTTGATATGTTGTATAATCTTGTTGTGTATCTTCCAGTCTTAGTCGTTTCTTGGTTATGGAATAAGATAACAGACGATTGACTTCTATTGCCTTTTGTGGTATCCTTGCTGAGGATATTGATTTTCCTGATGTGATTAAACCTATTCTGACTGCTGCTGTAATTGCACTGAGTTCAACTCCTGCACTAGCAGTTCCCTATGATGATACAGTAACCTTTAGTGCATCTGCTGCTTGTGCAGAACTCACTGGAACCCAAGACCCCACTAACTCTTCTGATGAGCAGTGGAGTAATTACTTGAAGTGTATTCAAGTATTGAATTATTTTAACACCAAATATAACTGAGGTAATTTATTATGTTGAATAACATTCTTCTTGCAGCTGCTGTAACTATTCCCACCACTCCATATTGTGCTCCCATTCTTGCTAAGGGAGATATTGAGTCACCTATTCCTGCTGTCTCTGCTCCTTTTGGTGGTGCTACTTCTGCTCTTGGAAGTTATGATGGTCCTCCGTCTATGGCTGTGGCTGTTGTAGCAACTCCCAATGCTATCACTTGTCGTCAACGAGCACGAGCAAAGTATTTTGAACTGGGTGCTACTGATATGTCCAAAGATACTGAGAACGCACAATGGGGAACCTTTGGTAACATTCAATCCCTTGTGTGGTGTCGTGGTCCTGAAGCAGTAATTTCTGTTGCTGGTCGCAGTTTTAATGCTGTCGCAGAAGTAAAAGACGAACTTAAGAAAGCATTCTAAATCGAGAACTTAGCAGATAATTTTTTCGCAATCTTTTTAGCAGGGGCAAACAGAGGTTTAAATCTCTTTTGCCCTTCTTTTGTAAATTTGTCTGCAATCACATCATCAATAATAATCTTGTTATCAATCTCGTAGAGAGAATTAATCTCAACTTGATCACGAATATACTGCTCTACATTATCAACCTGCTCCACAAGTCTTGTACCAGTAGCAGAATATTCAAAGACATCTATATGTCCACCTTCTGCTAACACATAATGCAGTACGGGTTTGACTTGTTTGATTTTAACTTTAAACTTCTTCTTGCTTGCTTCTTTTATGATTGGCTCTGCGGCATTCTTAAGTGTATTGAATACTGTAGTTGCAACCATAGTGGAAGCAGTTGTGACTACTGCTATAGAACCAGCCGTAGCAACAACAGAAGGATCAGGTAGATTAATATCGATTCCATTGACTGTAAATGTAGGTTTGGGTAAATCCGCAGGAACTTCTGCAATTGGTGCTGGAGTTTGAACTGGTGGAATAAATTGTTCAATTATGGGAGGAGTTACTGGTTTTGCATCAGGCAACCCTCTACTTTTCTCTTCTCTTTCTGCTGCTTGTTTTTCTCTTTCTGCTTTGACAGCAGCATCAAACTCTTCCTGAGTTGGAACGTTGATGACTGGATACTTGATACCAGTGTTGGGAACATCAACTACAGGAACTTCAAGACCACGAACAACAGGTGCTTCAATACCACGAAGTACTGGTCTTCCTATACTTGGAATAATAGAAGGACCAGCAATTCGATTGATGTTTGTATTTGGCACATTAATCGGATTATTTCCGACTATGGGTATTGAATTTGTATTATCAATTGGATTGATTGGATTCATTTACAACATCCTTCACATTGGGGTACTTAACTACAACATCAGAACAAATTTTTGCATAAGGAGATTGTGGATGAAAATAAATTCCAGACTTTATTGCTTCACCACATTTCAATAATCTAACTAATTCAAAGTCAAGACGTGCTTTATCTGCTTCTGCTTTTTGTCTATCTATTTCTACTCGTGCTCTTGATTTACATATCTCTGTAAGACTTCCATCAAGAGGAAAGTTAAAACCAAGTGAGAATCCAGCATTTCCACTATGAGACTGATAGGTAGATGGGTCTGCTCCACCATTTAAACTCCCGAGAATAAAGGGAGATAAACTCATTGTCGGACCTTGGCAGGATACTCCAGAACCATAGGTGTTGACGGCATAAGGACCTTGTAATACCTGCACAGCTTGGTTAGTAACATTACCAGTAGCACTGGCACTAGGACCAGCGATGTTAGTGTTTGACGGAGCAGTTTGAGCTGTTGCTGGTCCACAAAGTAAGGCACTGCTTATTGCGTAAAGACAGAGATTGATGTAGTAGTTGAATTTGTTTCTGTGGTGCGATCTATCCATGTTTCTTTTGCCACTCCAGGTCCTAGATAAGTTTCACTGAACTGGAATGGAGCACCTTGAGTCATGATGCTATAATTTGCTCCCTGTTGAGGAGTACCGGGGATATTGATATTAGTTCCAGTTACAGTATAAGATTCACCAGTTGTATATTCAACTTGACGAATAGTTTCTATAATTTTTGTTGTTGATTCTGTGGTTGCGTTGATTGTACCTCTAGTAAAATTGGGCACAACTGTATTTGCTAGGGAAGCATTATGAAACCCTAGCAGGAACAACCCTGCTAGGATTTTCTTCATTTGAACACACTCAGTTCAATAGTTCTTTGTCCTGTAGCAGTAGTACCAGCACCACCAGCAGTAACATTGGGAACACCAGTAGCAGATAGAGTACCAGCAAGAGTTCCTTTCTCACCACCAACTTGAGTTACACTATCTCCATAAAGATTTGGAGTTCCAATAACACCAGTTGTTACAGTTTGATTTGTTACTGCAGCATCAGCATCGTTCAAACTTTCACTGAACGAGAATGCTTGACCAGCAGTATTAATATCATAGGTTCCAGCACCACCTACACCACCAAAGGATGAGGATTGGATGTTGGTTCCTGATACGGAATATGAAGCACCGATTCGAGTCGATTGAACAGCAGCACCATCAACTTTCAATTGTACGGAATCAGTAATTCTTGATGTAATTTCAGCAGCATTAACTGGGATTGCGAAGAATAACGAAAAGGCTAATAGAAGTCTTTTCATTTTCTTAGATTGTGATAAACACTACAGGTATTTAGCAAAAGGGGGCTTGACGGGTCTGGTCAGTCATGTTATGATAAATAGGTAAACAAATGTTACTGATTTCTCATAATTCGTAACATTGTCCACACCCGTTAACCGAGACCTATGGGTGTATAAGAACGTCTCTCATATCCCCGCTGAGGGTGCGGGGAGCATAGTAACTCCACCATTTCCCTGATGGTCTTACTACTTGTTTACTACAAATGACTGCTACACTTTCACGTCAAAAATCACAATCGAATACTTGGGAACAGTTCTGCAAC